CAACAACTGGCCCCGCACATACGCCGGGAAAGTGTCATCGCTACATTCGAACAAGCCATTCTGGCGAATGATCCGCAGGCTATTGCGGCCATCAATGAGGCAGACCTCAGTACATTGCCACCACCCCCAGTGGAGCTTGATTTACCCGAGCTTGTGCCTGGGATGGGTACAACCGGAGGTGTGGGTCGAGGGCTTGGCCCAGATTCTGCTAGAGAGCGCCCCTCAGGGGGGATCTTCCAACCGCGTGACCTCTTTGACCTGGGCTTGGATGTGTTTCCTCGGCTGCAGCAAGGGGTCACGGCGGTAGCTGAGGGGATTCGTCCGGGTGAGGCCCCACCTTCTACGGAAGCGACTGATCCCGCAGGAGCGACATTCATGGGGCGGCCTTATTCGCCTCCCTTCAGTGAAATGATCTTCGGGGAAGCTGAGACAGAGGATTCGCTGTTACGGCGCATACTGGGGGCACCGCTACGTCCACGGCCAGCAGACCCAGGCGGCCCCCGAGATTACATGCGGGCAGAAACACTCACCCCGGCAGAGCTTGAGGCAAAACGCCGAGAGCTGGACCTGCTTGGGCCTAGCGGCAACCCAGCTGCCCGCGCTATTCTTGAAAACCAGATTGCAACAGGCGAAAAGGTGAGTGGTGGGTCATGGAGTCGAGAGTTCATGGCAGCCCCGCTGGCAGAGAAGGCGAACCTGGCCCGGCATGCGGTGGCTGATGGGCTCATGACCGTCGCGGATTTCCTGAGCCTTGGGGACGCCTTGGGGGCAGCGGCCTGGTTTGGACGGAAAACGCTGCAGCAAGGTGCAGAGCGTGGGGCGGCAAAGCTTGTAGATGTCGTGACGGGTCCCAGTCGGTCTGAGCGTGCGGCGGCTGAGGCAGCTGCACGGGCACAGGATGCAACGACAACGACAGGGTTTAATGTACCGGACATCTCAGTAGACCCAACTGCTGGGGTGACAGGGCAGCAGGTTACGGTCAACGTCGATGTAGTCGATGAGATCCTTGCCAAGGTAGATGACGCTAAGGGGGCTAAGGAGGCTGCTGAGACTGGACAGGTTGCAGGGGCCCCTGCACCGCAGCCAGCGCCCACACCCAGCCAGCCAGCGCCCGCACCCAAGGCTTCTCCGGAAGCCCTTGATTTTGTGATGCCTGAGGGGTTAAGGCGATCCAATCCCCGTTACCGTAATAGCGAGATTGCGTGGAACTCTGACCTGGACAAGGCGCTTTACATTGTCAGGAACAGGACACGGCTATCGAAGAGTGATGCGAAGTTCATGGATGTGCTGCGGAAGCACTTCCCCGGTGAATCCGATGACGCCATTCGGGCACGTGGCGATGCGGTCCTGGAGCGCATCAAGGCAACTGGCAACGTCACCGACGAGGATACCCTCTTGCATTACTGGCCCCACATGCCTGAGGTTGCTGCTCCTGCGTCAGCGGCGGCTGACACGGCCCCACCAACAGCCCCAGTGACAGAGGAAGTGGCTGGACCCCCACTCAAGCCTGAGACTCCTGAGCCTCCATCGACGGCCCCCACACCGGTAGCCCAGACCGCAGATGAGCTAGCTGCTGTCTCGGAACAGGCGGGCCAACTAGCTGACGATCTCACAGTGCAGGAACTACTGGATGCTGTGGACGAGGCAGACCTGGACTGGACCAGTGAGGATATTCGAAACATTGCCGAGACAGCGGCCAAGACTAACTTGATTGGGGGTAAGGTTCCGGGCTCAGTCCAGCAAGCGCGTCAGGCCTTGGTGGATATTGGGGAGGGGTTGCAGCGAGAAGGGCTGCTTGATGATGCCGTCGAGGACACCCTTGCACAGTTTCGTGGTGGCCTTGCGGCCCCTGAGCCTTCTACCCCAACAACCGCCGCAGTCGTTGGTGATGCTGCTGGAGGCCCACAACCTGCAGCCGCCCGAGAGCCTGAGATTACCAAGGCTTTTATTAGGGGGCGTGGTTACAAGCAGCGGCTTGAGCAGTTCTTGAATGACTATGCCACCCCAGCCAATCGAGCAGACATCGAAGCGCTGTGGCGGAAAGCCCGTGGGCGGAGTGCGGGTGCAGGCGATGCCCTGCGCCAGCTGGACCAGATTAAACAACGGGCTGATACAGGGCGTGGGCAGATTGGTGCCGCTGACGAGATTTCAGGATTGGGGGAAAGAGTTGCGCCTGGTGCGTTGGCTCCAGGAAAGGCCCAGGTTGCTGCCACCCGTGGCCAGGCGCAGCAGGGGGCAGCTGAAGCAGCTGCGGAGGCTGAGACGCTTGTCGATGCAGGGGAAGTTGCCGCGACCAGTGCCACCCCAACGATCGGGGGCTCGCGGCGTACGGGACCTGCTGCTGAATTCACCGAGTCCAGGCATGCTGCAGGGGTTGACCCAGGACGGGTCACAGATCCTGCTGTAGGCGAGAACCTGTTTCTGGGAGGGAGTCAGGAGGCTGAAACCGCGAAGCGTGCTGCGTTCATTCAGACCTACACCAAGCTTGGACGTGGGCAGTTCTCGGCGGCCGAGGTTGCTTCCCAGGTAGATGACTACATTGCGACGATCAAGACCGCAGCACGGTCGTTGCGCGAGGGTAATATTGCGGAGGCCCATACCCAGTACACAAAGATTTTCAACAAGCTGCATGAGACGTTAGATCCCAAGCCTGGGTACCTTGATCCGGCAGTCACGGAAGCCAGTAAGACTGCGCGCCAACGCACGGGGACACGGTCTAGCCAGCGGGCTGCGCATGTACAGTCCTGGGCCCAGGACCCTGCTGGGTACTCACGGGCTGAGCAGCAAGCCATTGATCGCGTCAAGCGGTCCTTGGCTCTGATCCAAGATGAAAGTGGGGCTGCGTTTCATACTGATGACTCCATTGAGGCCTTCATCAGTGAACTGCGGAAGCAGCAAAAGGATCTGGTCACAGATTTAGGTGGGACTGCGCAGGGGGTTGCGTCCCTGACCACGCCTGTGCACTCTGCCTGGGATGCCCTGGTAGGGTTGGAGTACCGCATTAACCGGACACGGAGCGCGGTGGATGAACTTATCACCGCCTTTCCTGAAGCCAGCATCCAGCAGAACTCCCTCTACAAGCTCGTCAATAGCTTGAATCTTCTTGGCGAGGGGGCTGAGCGACAGGTGGGCCGATGGGCCAAGGTGTTGGCGGCTCCTGAGGGTTCACAGCTCGTCCCTGCTGAAGGTGCGCAGGCCTTCGCTAAAGGGCGCAAGGGTCTACGGATTGTGGCTGGGGAAGGCGCTGCGCAGACCCCGAGTGCCCGTGTCCTGGGAGACTGGCGGGAGTTTGCTAAGGACCTAGCGACCTATGCCCAGATGTCAGACGACATTCTGGACAGTGCGGATAACCAAATTCAATTCAACATGTTGCTTGGCATCTTCACAGACCCCAAGATTTCAGAGGGGGCTGCTGCTATGCATGTCATTGGTACTGGGCTTGGGGGTGCCGCAGGCTGGCATGGAGGTGGGCAGTTGGCTGACGAGCTGGGGCTTGAGGGTGGTGCCCGGTTTGCTTCCCAGGCCACTACTGCCCTGGGAGGTGCTCTCACGGGAGGCTATGTGCTTCCTCGCGTCCAACGGGGGCTTGTGCCCAAGGGCAAAACGTGGGCCGATCCCAAAACGGGCGAAGCGTTTTTCATGAACTCTATCCTACAGAGTCCCCGTTCAATCCTCAAAGCCGCGAGTGGAGCCTTTGGCGGGGCACAGGTGTCTGGGTTTGAGCGTGCGGTGCAAGGCGCTATCGAGTTTGCGCTGGGGAACCGGGCACAAGGGGCAGCCTTGTACGGGGCAGGCACTGACATCATGGCTGATGCCACGCGGGAGTTGGTACGGCTGGTTCCGGGAGATACACGGTCCCTGATCAAGCAGTTCTTTGATCTTGACATGAGTACTCCGCAAGGGCGTAGGCAGTTTGAAGGGCTGTTTGGGCACCTGCCTGAGATACAGACACCAGAAGGGCGTGCGGCCTTCGGGAAAATGCTTGAGGAGGACCGTATCTCTGGGCGTATGACGAATGCGTTAGTGGGGAAACTTTATCGTTCAAGCGATAACGCTGCCATCCACATCATGACGCAGGAGCGGCGGGGGGTACCAGGGATTTCGTTTGAGGATGCCCAGAACTTTACCCTGACAGGGAGACCAGTAACTGAAGCAGGGCAAGGAATGTTGCGTACCTTCTCTCCGCAGGACCTCCCAACAGGGGGCGGCGGGAATCCCTTTACCCGAGGGCTGTCCAATCCCTGGTTGCAGAGTGGGAAGCGCTTAGTCTCTGCGGTGCCCCGGGTAGGGATTAACATGGCTGAGCAGGGCCTCATGCGGACTGTCGCTCCGATAGCCCAGGCCGGGGAGACACTCTTCCGGCGGGGACAGGGCTTACCGGCGCTGCCCACAGGGCGTGGCACCTCGCGTCCACTCTATAGTGGGTCCCTCGCTGAAGGGGCCTCAAAGGCGCTGACAGGCGGCCTTGGGATCGGGGCAGGTTATGGCCTCAGTGACAAGTTAGATTGGCGTACGCAGCCGCTGGTGACCGCTATGGCAGGCCCGTTGGCGGTGCCCTTCATGCTCGGGGCTGGGATGCGGGAGGGAGCTATCACGGGGAAGTCCATGCTGGAAGGGATAGGGAATGCCTTCCGAGAGCAGGTGGCTGACGTGGCCCCTATTGATGTCACGCGCCCGTTGAGTGACCTGGACCCCCAGAAGATTGTGCCCTCCACACTGAATGCCCTGACGCCTGCTATTGCCAAGGATGCGTTACGGTGGATGGACCCGGGTGCCCCGCAGGGACGACAAACATCCCCGGCCGCTATCAGGGATGCGTATGCTGGTGGGGAATTGGATGAGGGAGCTGCATGGTTGACGGGAGGCTGGCCCCCTTACGGTGCCAAGGGTGTGGCTGCCCTGGGACAAAGCCTAATCCCAGCTGGGCCTTGGGGGGCGGGACGTACAGCCTTACCACCCAAGCCTGTACCAGCTGTCGACTTGTTTGGGGAGCAGGACTTTGACCCCTTCAAGGCCCCACTTCCTATCCCTTTTTCCGATCGGGACCTGACACGTGGATGGGGAGAACCCAGTGGGCGTCATACTTTGCACCCTCCTACGCATGATGAACGTGTAGCCCTGGACCGTAAAATTGGTGCGGGGCCTGAGGGGCTCCCGACTGAAACAGGGTTCATGACTGGGCTGCTCCGGGCCCTTGAAAATATAGGGACCCAGACACTGTTTCCCACCAGTGGGATGCAAGAGGCCTGGACGCCGTATGGGACCGACCCTGTGCTGCGTGAACCCACACAGTTCGGGGCAGACTATACAGCGGAAGGGGTACGGCCTGTGGCCATGCAGCCTCCGAGCGCCCGCGTCAATATCACAGACCCAGAGACAGGGTTGGATCGTCCACTGAAAGGGATTTCACCGACTGGCCAGGCGCTGATACGACAGCGTCGGGCAGCGACCCAGAATGTTGATCCCTACCTTGATATCCAGTTTGTGTTAAACAATCCTGCGATCTTGGCACAGTATGAGGCACAGCCCACACCCCAAGCCAAGAAGCTCTACCTCTTGAGTATTCTGGAGGCCCAGCAGCCTGACCCTGTTGGCCCAGCCATTGGGCGTTTGTGGGGTGGGCGGTAGCCATGCCCGATAACGGATGGGCTGAGTACCAACAGCTAGTCCTGGCTGAGCTCAAGCGGTTGGACGCTGGGATGCAGCATCTCCAGAAGGATGTCTCCGAGATTCACCTGGCGGTAGCAGTACTCCGTACCCGAGCCGTCACGTGGGGGGCAGTCGGAGGCCTGGTCACGTGGGGGATTGGGCTCTTGGCAGCTTCGCTCCTTTGATATACTACAGAGGCTCAGCCTTCGCCAGGGTGGGGTGTCGAAGACGGTGTCGTACGGGGCCCCTGACGCGCACTCCACCCACTCTTTAGCGGCACAATCCGCACCCCATACACCGCACTCAAGGCAGCCAGGACCCCGGCCAGGAAGGCGGCCCCCAAGGTAGGGTAGGGGTAGGCGTCAACCCCCCACACGGCAGCCCCCACCAGGCCTACCATCAAGACATTCGCTCCAAGTTGTGTCAGCATCTTAGTCTCCATAGAGTTTCATTGCGCCCCACGCTGGACCCCACTGAGCCTCGACATCAACGGCAAGGTGTGTGCCCATGCGCCATTCAGGGGGGAGGGGAAGCCAGGTCACAGGTTGCTCCATGATCTGGCGTACTTTGTTGATGATGTACGGGGCCTCGGCTCGGGGGCATTCCCCTACCAAGGAGTCGTGGATGAACAGGCGGAGGGATTTGAGGGCACTCGGGGAGTGCTTGGCCACCGCACAGACCGCACGCCGTCCGATCGCAGCGGCTGCATGTTGTGGGTTGAAGGCCACCAGGGCCTTGGCCGAGGGGCCATAGGTCCAGGTCCAGCTGTCATCCGAGACACGGGTCCAGGACAGCACGCGGAAGTACCGGTGAATCATGCCCGAGGGGTTGCGTACCCACCCTGCCCCAGCGGTGATGCCCAGCCCAGGGTCATGCCCACTCTCGGTCCCGTCCACACTGAGGCACAGCCCTTGTTGCCAGGTGGTAATCTCTGGGAAGAGTTCATCGTAGAACTGGAAGAAGGCCTTGATGTCCTTGACCGGCACCACCCGGTTGAGTTCCTTGAGCAGCACCTCTTGTGCCTTGAAGGGGCCCATCATGTAGTGGTGCCCATGCACTAGCCGCTTCCGCACGAAGCGTTCTCTGGGGAACTGCCGCTTGAATTGTTTGAGGCTGGCCCGCAGGGTGTCATCATCCCACTCCAGCTGGGGCAGGTCAGTAGCTGGAATTTTTTTGTCCAGGTGATGGAGGGCATAGGCGTTGACGTAGTCGTGTACCCCCATACGGGCCAAGCGAATGAGCTTGGGGCTGCGCGCAAAGTAGCCCACAAGCAGGGCTTCGATGCCGGTGTAGTCCAGCTCCCAGAACACGGAGCCCTTCGGGGCCACGAAGATATCCTTGACCAGTCCTTGCAGCCCACCTCCGTGGGGAATTTGTTGCAGGTTGGGGTTCACCATCGAGGTGCGTAAGGTGTCTGGGTTGTTGGTGATGGTGGGGTGGCACCGTCCATCGGCATGGACCGGGAGTCCACCGACCACCTGCCCCGCATCGAGCTTCCCGATGTAGGTGCCAGCGAGCTTCTGCACCTCCCGGTAGTCGAGGATGAGGGGGTAGAGTGGGTCGTCAGGGTGACGCAGCAGGAGGGCACGTAAGGCACTCTCATCCGTGGTGCGCTTCCCCTTGCGTCGAATGGCTTGGTGCTTGTGGAAATCCTGCCAGCGCTGGATGTTCTGCCAGCTGGCAACGAAAGGTTGGGGGACCTCCCATTCGTCAGTCGGGATAATGATAGGCTCCAAGCTGAGGCTAGGGTCGTGCCCTAAGCAGGGATGGTGTAGATTTAATTTGCCAGTCTTACCACAGGCAGGACAGTGCTTGGCTTCGGTAGCTCCGGTAACCAGATGCCCTGTCGGGAACTTGGCTCGGGCCTTGGCAACCTGCTTGAACCGTTTAGCGGTGCGAAGATTGTCCGGGATGATGTCCTGAATTTTTGTGTTGAGGGCAGTCAGCTGTCGGTCCAGGGTTTCGGCATGGGTCTGGCGGAGGGCTGCATTGACCGGCATCCCGGCCTGCTGCATGCGCTGGAACACTGGCTCACACTCCACGATTTGTTCTTGGTAGAGGTCCCACATCCCCACGGCTTTGAGCAGGTCCCATGCCTTGAGGGTGATGCGGCGTGCTGCGTCACTGTCGATGGCGTTGTAGTACGACGGGTGCTGGCGGCTCAGGTGCTTCCAGCGTGGCTGATTGTCCAGCAGCAGGGAGGCCGCAAAGCCCAGGCTCTTGGGTAGGTCAGAGTGCAGCACGTGCCATGCAATCATCCCGTCGTAGACCGTGCCGTTGATGGTGTAGCCTTTGGCGCTCAGGCGGGGGCAATCGAAGGCGGCGTTCCACACAATCTTTGGGTTTGGGGAGGCCAAGACCGCAGCAATGATGGGTTGGGTACGCCGTGTCACGCGCAGGCTCAAGGCTTTCCCAGGCCGCGAGGCAAAGCTGATACGTGTGATGGGGCCGGTCGCCTTGAGGTCAAGGGCGTCCTCATCCCTGGCCTTGTCTGAGGTTTCAATGTCAAAGGCGATAGGGGTGGTGGGGTCACGCAGCTCATGCTGTGTCCACCGTGTGGCTGCACTGATGGTCGGGTCGAGGACATAGGTAGTGGTGGCCCGGTGATACCCGGCGGTCGTGATACGCATGGCCAGCTGGAGGTCATGGATGAGGACTGCTTCGAAGTTAGGGTTGCCTCGCAGGATGTAGCTTGGGTGCACCGAGGGGAGGAGCAGATGGTTACGCCAGTAGGAGACATAGCCTCTGGCATCAATGACAGACCCTTCGGGTTTGAACTGGCGCAGGGCGGTGTTCCCTAGCGGGACAATGACCCGAGGGCGGAGGGCTTGAATGGCTGGGTACAGGTGGGTCTTCCAACACTTGGCTAACGCCTTGGGGATGGCAGGAAGATTGATGTCATTATGGGGTGGGCGGCACCAGAGCGCGTTGGCGAGGGAGAACTGACTGCGCTCAAACCCGGCACGGGCAATGCAGTCATTCAACACTCGACCGGCTGGCCCCACGAAGGGCCGACCGGCCTGCGCTTCTTCAGCACCGAGGGCCTCGCCGACGAGGAGGACACCAGCGGTGCCCTCCCCATCGAGAGACATAAACCCTTGGCCTGCGTTATCGAGGGGACACCCTCGACAGGCATCAGGTTTGGTGTGCACTACGGTCGGACGAAGTAGAAGATGTTCGCCCGTGCCGGGACCTTTTTACCAGAGGTAGGGCTGACCACGTAGGGGAGTTTCTCCCCAGGCTTCTCGGGGTTATCGGGGAAGTCCTGATAGTTGTTGGCCAGGACCTCGGAGGCATCCTTGTCCCAACAGCGCCACGAGACTTCAGCTTCGAACAGGCAGCCTGCCGTGGAGCGCACCGCATCCATTGCGGCGTCCACATCATTGTCTGCCAAGGGTTCCAGCTGGCAGGCCTTGAGGTAGTCGGTCAAGCGTGAGCCATTGCCGCTGCGCTTGGGCTTGAAGCTGGCCTTCACGTACCGGATGGAGGTGTAGTACCCCTCGGGGGCGTCCTCGATGTCGAGGTCCATCTCCACGCCGAGGTAGCCCTCATCTTCGATGAAGGTAAACTCAGTCGGAGCCTTGAACGTGTAGCGCCCAGCGGGTACGGGGCCTTCAAATTCACGATCGTCCCACTGGGTGGGGTCGGGGCCTTTGAGTCCTTTGGGATCAAATGTCATTGAGCTTTGCTCCTTTGTTTCAATCTAGCAGAAAGTTCTTTGGCAGCTGCCGCTTCACGGGCAGCCAGTAAACGTAGGGCTTTCACAAGCGACGCCGGTTCAATCGATGGTGGAACCTCTACCTCCTTTCCCGCCTTCGGGAGGCGGGGATTCGACAGGACCACGGTGCGTGGCCCCAAGTGTTGGTCGGTATGGGGGGACAGGTGCAGGTAATACTTCCCACTGGTCATGGCACACCGGAAGGTGTAGTCCATCCAGCGTGGCAGCTGTCCGGTCAAGGCTTCCCCAACCACCAACGGCCCTAAGACTGGGGTGTTGGCTGCACTCTCCCCCCGCCTGACCCCAGCGGTATAGATGTGGGGGACGGGAGGCTTGGGGGCCAGCACCCCTTCACGAATCTGGAGCTGGGCCATGCCGTAGTGTGCCATGTTACTGGTGCCCACCTTGAGCATGTCCTTCCCCTCTCGGAGGACCACGTTCCAGGCCCCTTCCCCTCCGATGTTGGTACCGTTGGAGGACATGGTTGCCATCGCTGACATCAGGAGTTCAGCGTAGGCCGTGAGTCCTTCGTGCACGATGAGCCCGACACCTTCCTTGGCGACGGGTTCATACTTCCCTTCCTCGGTGCGCACCTCTCCGCGCAGCGCATGGTGCATCCACATCCACGGGTTCCCTTGTGGGGTGTAGGCTGTGACGGCCCCATGCTCTTGTAAAATTTTGTAGGGTTTGATGGAGCCACGGTCAGCCAGGAAGACAGCTGCCGTGGTACCCTGGGTGACGTACAGTTCTTCAATCAGCTCGGCAATCAGGGTTGACTTGCCGTGTCCAGTGTCTCCGAACAGCAGGACGGATAGGTCTTGCGGTAGGGAGAGCGGTTGCTCAGCCACTCAGTCCTCCTCTGCTATATGGTCACGAACGTAAAGCGCGAACAGTATCACATAGATAATCCACAACGCGATCCACAGCATCCTGATCATCCCGGCTCGGCTCCACTCAGGAGTTCATGGATATCCTGCTCGGCCTTGTGGTGTGGGTGTCGTGGTTTGTAGCCACCTCCTTTCAGGGGGTGCCGGTGTACGGCAGGGACATGGCAGGCTTCGAAGTAGCTGCACCGGCCATACCCAGTCTCGCACTGGTTGATGTTCATCGGGAAGCGCTTCCGATGTTCGTCGGGGGTGGCTCCGTGGATGAGACGCAGCGCCTCAATTTGTTTCTCTCGGGCCACTACCTGTGGGACGATCTCCTCCTCCATCAGCTCCTTCTTGAGGAAGAGCGGGGCCGTTTGGGGGTAGCACTTGGACAGTAGCTCTGGGTCCTTGTCAGCCAAGCGATCAATCCAGCCTTCGATACCCCCGTAGGGATAGTCCCAGGTGTGGAACCGCTCAAACCCTGAGCGTCGCTTGCTCCCGAAGGTGGGGTCAGTGACACCGGGGGTGCCGGGGTGTCGGTAGCCGTAGACCAAGGGGTGATAGAGGACTCCCTTCCGGCCACTGCCCTTGGACAGTCCCTGAATCCATGCCCCGGTCAGGGTCACCCCCAAGGCCTTCTCGCAGGCCAGCATGGTGAGCTGTTGTTGCAGCCCCCAGTCCCACTTGCGATTGTTCCACGAGGTGAAGGTCTTGAAGTCTGGGTACCAGATGTCCCCGGTCTGCTTGTCCTTGAGCAGCAGGTCTGGGCGCATCATGAAGATGACCCCGTCCACCTCCATTTCCAGCTCCTGCTCGACGGCCATGGGTTCATACTGCTCCATCCAGCGAGGCCAGATGGTCTTGAAGAACCCAATGATCAGGGCCTGTGCGGTGTCCTGCTGGTCCGGGGTCAGGGTATCCCAGACCTTGGCCTGCTCACTAAGGGGGTTGCCATGCCCCTTCATCATGTAGAGGCCTGCCTCTTCGGGAGGGCACCGGTTCTCTTGTGATGGCACCCAGCGTGACCGGAGTGGGGATAACCCTGAGTGGGAGCCACGGGTATACTCTAGAATCTGGTACTCCAACCCTTCGTGCACGGCCAGGCCAAAGGCCAGGGCTGGGGAGGGGGTGCTTGGGACAATCCCAATGGGGCGAGCCGGGTGCACAGGCCCGTCGAGGTCGTCCGTGTATTCGGTGAGCCAATAGCGTTTGCGCGCACAGGCCCAGTCTGTCTCAATACGAGACCTGTCTACTAAAATACTCAATCTCAGCCTCCTTCATCTGTGATACTATCACACCTATGCAACTTGAGTCATTACTTCCGCCCCGTGAAGTGAGCATCCTGGCTGGTGCCAGTGGTGCTGGCAAGTCGACGCTCTTGCTTCAGTTTCTCAAGGCGTGGCTGGCTGGTGAGCCCTTCTTGGAGGTCCCACCACCTACGGATCGGGTCACCTATCTGGCTGGTGACCGGTCCATTCAGTCCCTCCAACACCGGGCTGATGATGTCGGGATTGACTTGGACACCATCCCGCATGCGTCCTTGGTAGACGATGCCACCATCGACATCGAACGGTTCAAGCTGGACCCGCTGGCCCTGCTCTGTGGTTTACTGGACCAATTGAAAGGTCCGCTGTTTATTGTGGACCCCTTGATTGTGTTCTTGGGGGTGGACCTTAACCGGTATAACCTCGTCGCTCCACAGTTGATTCGGTTGAATCGGTTCTGCCAACTGCGTGGGTATACGGTACTGGGTACCCACCACACTACCAAGGCCCGCTCGGACTTCTCCTTCCTGCGTCCACAAGACCGCATCTCTGGGAGTTCAGCCTTGAGTGCGTTCACCTCAACCCAACTGGCGCTCACCTCACCCGATGAGGTGCAGCACAACCTCCCGATGTTGGAGGCAGCGGCTCGGTTGGATGTGGTCAGCCACTTGGCTGCCCCCGAAACCCACTGGTTGAGTCGAGATGAACAGGGCTTGTTCAATCCGATGGGACCAGAAGCCGAGAAGATTCTCCAAGTGTGTGGCCCAGCTGGACTGGCGGTGTATCAGGCCATCCCCTCCGGGGCACACCTAGAGACTGCCGAGATTCTGACAGCCCTCGACGGGGTGACCTCACGGGCCACCATCTTCCGGCAACTGGAGAAGCTCGTGACAGCCAACATCCTCCAACGTCAGGAGCGAGGGTGCTACTGCCGCGTGTCGATTCACTAGTGCACGGACTCATCCGAGACAGGCAGCAGGGGGAACGAGGGTGCCTGGGACTGCTGCATAAAGCTCCGGTCCTCGGGTAAATCACACGAGGCCCACAGTCCATCCATTAAGCGGAAGCACATCTGCCCCTGTTCAAGGGGAGTGCCACACTCTCTGACCATCAGGGTCAGCACACTCATGAGGGCCGTGATGAGCTGACCTCGGGACATGTCATTGTCGTCAGCCTTCTCGACAATAATCTGCGCAAAGCCTACCGTGGTGCGCACCGCCTCAGGCGTGGTGCCCAAGGCTGACGCTGCACGCAGCACAGACTCATCATCGTCTAGGTTCAGGTCGATCGTCAGGGGAATATCAGTTACCGCTTTCATGCTAAGCCCTTCTCGGGGTGGGTGTGTCGCGCTGGCGAATGTCCCACTCCACGTGGATATGGGTATAGTGTCCGGGGCTGTCGAAAACCACATCGAAGCCCAGTTC